TGATGGCAAAAGTAGCAGCTAAAGCCGTTAAGGGTCATGAGAAGCGTATGCACAAAATGGCTGGCGGCGGTAAAGTTGGTCAACTTTCCAAGGCTGATGGTTGTGCCGTTAAAGGCAAATCTAAAGGCAAAATGGTAAAAATGGCTGGCGGCGGTTCCTGCTAATGAGAGTTTCGCGTGGCATGGGTGCCATATCTCCTTCTAAAATGCCCGGCGGCAAGAAAAAAGCTCGCAGAGATGATACTGACTTTACGCAATACAAAGAGGGCGGTACGGTTAATAAAGCTGGTAACTATACGAAACCTAGTATGCGCAAGGCTTTATTTAACAAGATTAAAGCGTCTGCCACGCATGGTACGGGTGCGGGCCAGTGGTCTGCTAGGAAAGCACAACTATTAGCAAAAAAATATAAGGCGGCTGGCGGTGGTTATAAATGACTGGATTGGCAAAATCACAACGTTCTTTAAAGGCTTGGGGCGACCAAAAGTGGACGACCAAGTCGGGAAAAAAGTCGTCCGAAACCGGAGAGCGATACTTGCCAAAAAAAGCGATAGAAGCCCTAAGCCCGCAGGAGTATGCAGCAACGACAAAAGCAAAGCGGACGGGAAAGCGCCAAGGAAAACAGTTCGTAGCACAACCGCCAAAAATAAGGCAAAAAGTAAAGCCTTACCGAAAGGTTAAGTAATGTCTACATCAGGTACAACCACATTTAATTTAGACCTCAATAATCTTATTGAAGAAGCATTTGAGCGTTGTGGTACAGAGCTTCGTACTGGTTACGATATGCGCACTGCACGCCGTTCTTTAAATTTGCTTACTATTGAATGGGCTAATCGTGGTATTAACCTTTGGACTATTGAACAAGGACAGATCGCAATGGTGACTGGGCAAGGCATTTACCCTGTCCCTGTTAATACAATTGATCTTTTAGACCACGTAATTCGTCAAAATAATGGCGTTACAAGTAACCAGATTGACATCAATATTAGCCGTATTTCCGAGTCTACCTACTCTACAATCCCTAATAAATTGACTACTGGACGCCCAATTCAGGTTTGGTTTAACCGCCAGTCAGGGCAGTCTAATTCAACCACTGTGACCTTAAACGGCACAATTGATGCCGCCGCTACATCTATTACCGTTAGCGATGCTAGCGCTCTTCCTATCGGCGGATTTGTTAAGATTGATAACGAAACCATTAGTTACGCCAACGTTATTGGAAATGTTTTAACAAACTGCTACCGTGGTCAGAACGGTACTACTGCCGCAAGCCATACAACCGGCGCAGCAATTAGCGTACAGAACCTTCCATCCATTAATGTTTGGCCCACACCTGACGCTGGCGGTGGTCCATATACTTTTGTATATTGGAGACTACGTAGAGTTCAAGATGCCGGAACAAATGGTACTGTAGAGCCTGATATTCCTTTCCGTTTATTACCCTGTATGGTAGCTGGATTGGCTTTTTATATGGCTCAAAAATTACCAGATGGGCAGGCACGGTTACAATTTTTAAAGGCAGAATACGAGGAGCAGTGGCTCATGGCTTCTACGGAGGACAGAGAGAAAGCCGCTTCTAGGTTTGTGCCTAGGACGACTTTCTATGCCTAATAAATATAGTAGTGGTAAGTTCTCAATTGCGGAATGTGATCGTTGTGGTCAACGGTATAAGCTAAAAGAACTTAAAAAATTAGTTGTAAAGCAGCAAATAAAAAATATTAAGGTCTGCCCTAGTTGTTGGGATCCAGATCAGCCCCAGTTGTCATTAGGTTTATACCCAGTAGATGACCCACAGGCTGTACGAAATCCTAGACCTGATATAAGCTACACAGTATCTGGAACAAGCGGTTTGCAGATCAACGGAAGTAACGATAATACATTGCAAGGTGTTGGTTATCCAGAGGGTGGTAGTAGAATATTTCAATGGGGCTGGAACCCTGTTGGCGGTGCTAGAGATGACGGACTAACTCCTAATGATCTTGCCCCAAGCTGTTTGGTAGGAAGTGTAACGGTAACAACAACATAAGGAGTTGAAAATGTTTAAGAAAGACGCAGATGGGATTGCTAAAAAAGGCAAGACCGAAGGTAAAAATTTAGGCGATAGTGGACCTACTGCCCCAATCGAAAAGGCTAGACCTAAGATGGGTGGTAAAAACCAAATGGATATGAAGAAAATGGGTCGTAACCTAGCTAAGGTTAAAAACCAAGGCATGATGCGTAAAAGCGCAGGAAGAGGTCGATAATGGCTAAGTTCTCTAAAAAAGTTATGGGCAAAGAAGTCGGTTCAGCCGATGTTTATGCCGAGCCACATACTATGAAAGGTAAGGCTATGAATGCTAAAGACGCTATGATGGCAGTAAGCCGTCCACCTGATCCAAATACTTTGTCTTCTAAACAGATGACCCCAGGTGGACAACCATCCCCCCGTGTCAGCATGGGCGATCCAAATCGTGATGATGTAAAGACTACGGGTATCAAACAACGTGGATCTGGCGCTGCAACTAAAGGTTTTACCTCTAGAGGCCCAATGGCATGAATTACACGCAGTTAACATCTGCAATTAAAGGGTTTGCTGAGAATGATTTCCCAGCAACAGTAGGCTCTTTTACGTCTGCTGACCAGATTGCTAGGTTTGTACAGCTTGCCGAGCAACGCATCTATAACACGGTGCAGATGCCTGCTTTCCGTAAGAACGTTACAGGATCTACAAGCAGCGGTAATAAGTATTTAGCAACCCCGTCTGATTGGCTGGCTACATTTAGTCTTGCGGTGATTAATGCGGCGAATGAGTACCACTACCTACTTAACAAAGATGTTAACTTTATCCGTGAATCCTACCCAGATACGGATGCAGCTTTCTATGCAGAGCCTCAGTATTACGCTATTTTTGACGATAACACCTTTATATTAGGACCTACTCCAGACGCCAATTACGCTGTAGAACTTCATTATTTCTACTACCCAGCGTCTATTGTTACCGCAGGAACTTCCTGGCTTGGAGATAACTTTGATTCGGTATTGTTATATGGCGCTCTTATAGAAGCCGCTAACTTTATGAAGTCAGACGCTGATGCGGTTACTTTGTATAAAACAAGATATGACGCAGCTATGGCAGATCTGAAACAATTAGGCGATGCGAAAGAACGTCAAGATGCCTACAGAAGTGGACAAGTGAGGTATCCAGTCAAATGATTAGCGTACAAGGGCTAGGCGAGTCTAGCGGGATTCAAGTAGCAACTAAAAACTTTGGTGGATTTACCCCCGAAGAGGTTGCTGAACGGGCATTAGATAGAATTATTCAGGTAGGGGATCAGTCTCATCCTTTGGTTCGGGAGCAGGCGATTGCTTTTAGAAATCATATTCGGGAAATCCTAGTCTTTTACATGAATGAAGCGGTAAAATTTGATCGTGTAACACTAGCTCATAAGCTACGGGAAGCTGGTCATCCTGAACTAATTAAACTTTTAGACGAATGAACTACAAAAACATTTACGATCGTTTGGTTCAGAACGCACAAAACCGTAATTTAAGCGGTTATGCGGAGAGGCATCATATCGTTCCTAAATGCATGGGTGGTGACAACACTAAGAGTAATGTGGTTCACTTATCAGCCAAAGAACATTTTATAGCCCATAAATTGCTTGTACGTATCTACCCACATACAAAAGGTGTTTGGTATGCGCTAATTGCAATGGGTAGAATAGTAGAGTTTAAGTCACGTATTTTTGAAAGCGAACGGCAAAAAGCATATGCCATGCGCAAAGGAACAAAATATTCAGATGAATCAAAGAAAAAGATGTCTTTGGCTAAACTAGGTAAAGCATCTAATTCACCAAAAACACAATTTAAAGCTGGACTTGCTTCTTGGAACGCAGGAAAATTTGGTAAAGAGCACCATTTATTTGGCAGCAAAAGAACAGAAGTAATTAGAGCAAAAATGAGCGTTGCTCAAAAGGCTTGCGGCAACATTCCTCCATCTAGAAAAGGTGTAAGAATGACGGAAGAACAGAAAGCACACTATCGTTTTATGCGCTCTGTTAAAAAATTACAGCCGCTATTGGCTGAGTTTCAATCAATTTATTAGGAGAAATACTATGGCGTTCTCGGGGAATTTCATGTGTACCAGCTTCAAAGTAGAGCTGATGCGAGCAGTTCATAACTTCACAACTGGCACAGGTAACACGTTTAAACTGGCTCTGTATGACAACTCAGCGTCATTCACGGCTGCGACTACTGCATATACAGCCACAAACGAAGTAGCTGCTTCTGGTACTTATTCTGCTGGTGGTGGGACATTAACAAACGTAACTCCTACATCTTCTGGAACTACAGCGTTTACTGACTTTGCTGACTTATCGTTTACGTCTGCAACCATTACTGCATACGGAGCAATGATTTATAACGACTCAGCAGCTGGCGATCCTTCAGTTTGTATTCTAGACTTTGGTGGTGCTAAGACTTCCACAGCAGGTACGTTTACGATTATTTTCCCAACAGCAGACGCAAGCAACGCAATTATTCGGATTGCTTAATTATGGCGGATAACGTTGGGTATACTCCTGGCACAGGAGCAGAGGTTGCCGCTGATGATATAGGAGGAGTCTTATATCAACGGATGAAGCTAACGTTAGGTGATAACAACACCAACGGTGGCGATGTATCTCCAGATAACCCAATGCCAGTAGAGCCACGGAATATCAGAACAACGTTCCGTGAATCATTTGAAACATACAATACAGCTACGACTTGGAGCCAGTCTGTGGCGTCTGGAGACTTAGTTCAGCTAGACGGTAACGCTGTAGCTGCCTCGTATTTAGTTATATCTAAAAACCCACTAAGTGCCGATACCGAATCGTATGTAGAAACACAAGCAAGTTTTCCTGTGCCAGCTGACTTAGGTGTTGGCTTGGGTATGTCACAACGTGTTTTAGGGCAAGAACTTTCGTTAGAATTTGTTAGTGGGGGTACTCCAGTCCCAGCACTGTCTGACATTGCTATAGCCAGTATTCAACAAGTTACCACTACTCTAACCGTAACGACTTCTACCGCACACGGATTAGTTGCTGGTATGCGTATTGGTATTCGTGAGATTACAAGTGACAGCCGATTAAACTATCCATGTTTAGTTGTAGCTAACATTACAAGCTCTACCGTATTCACGGTAACAGCAGGACCAATGGGTAACATCTCATCATTAAGTGTTGGACCCTATACCAGCCAAGGATTTGTGTATTTCCGTTCTGCTATGGGTGGCGCACCAAGTGGATATAGCGAGATATTTGAAAATGCTACCGCAACTAACGCATCAATGTATGTTAGAGCCGACTCAGGTGATGTTTTTCCATCAGGCACATTTACTGGAAACCATTCAGTAACCGTTGGTTCAACAGCATCAGTTCAAGCTGCTGTAGCTAACTACACTTATGCGTTTAATCCAACTACTGAATTTAGGTCTTTAATTCAAACTGACCGAGTTAATTATTATGATATTGGTATTGATTCTACTGTTCAACCAAACGCACGTAGAAACGTTAGCCAAGTTGTTCCCAAAAACAGTGAAACTTATAAAATCCGTTTCCGCTTTACCAACGACAAAGCATTAACAGTACCAACCGCAATCATTACATCAGCTGTAAAAGCTGGTTCAACTACCGCCACAATTACTACGGCAACGGCACACGGTCTTACAACGGGTGACTTTATTGTTATATACGGTATTGGAGACTCAACAAACTTTGCTAACTTAACAACGGCTACTGCAGTAGCGTCTACCCCAACCTCTACAACATTTACTATTGCCTTTGGTGCGTCAGCTTCAACTACATCTGCTGGTGGTATGGTAGCAAGGGTTAATGGTGCAAATATCCCAGCCGCATTTATTAATATCGTAGCAGCGCAAGCATCTAGCACTTCTACAGAACTTACTTTAATTGGAAGTGGTTCTTGGACAGTAGTAGTTGGAGACTATGTAAACGTATATGGTCTACGTAATCGCTCCACAGGTGCTGATATGGGTTTTGATGGCACGTATAAAGTAGTTAGCGTAGCTACATCAACCCTAATATTACAACCTATTGGCTCTACTGTACTCCCCGCACCAATAACATCGACAAACACAGGCGGTCAAGTTCTTAAACGTACAGATGCTCGTATATCTTATGTGCGCCTAACCGAGTACTTTAGACAAAAAGTTGAAGTATTAAATAAAAACGATAACTTTTCAGGCGTTCCTGTAGTAGTTACTTCTAGTAGTGCTTTGGGAACTGTATCTACTGTATCCACAGCATCTCTTGCGGCTAACGTAATTGTTAACGATACTGCTAGTGGTGCAATAACAACTACTGCCACATCTACAACAGTTACTCCTGGGTCAGGTACGTTATCTCAAGAGTTTAATATTATTGTTACTGCGGTATCTGGCACAAACCCAACGCTAGACTTTACAGTTCAAGAATCCGATGACTCAGGTACAAACTTTTATGATGTATATCAATTACCTAGAATTACAGCTGCAGGACAATATCGCACTCCATTAATTCCGTTAACTGGAAACCGTGTTCGCTATGTTCGTACTGTTGGTGGTACAACACCTAGCTTTACTAGTTCCATTAACCGCTTACAATCCCATACATCTAACCCAGTACAACGTCAGTTCTTTGACCGCACAGTTGTGCCAAACACATTAAACAGTACCAGCCCAGCTTTCTTTACAGAGGGTTGTGCGGACTTAGTTGTAATGGTTAATATGGGCGCTATTACCACTACTGCGCCTGTTTTTGCTTTGCAAGTATCTGTCGATAACACTAACTGGGTACAGCTAGGCGCAGACATTACAACTGCGGCAAGTACAACAAGCATTCTGCAAGTCAGCAACGCCCAAGCTCGTTTTTCTAGGCTTTTGGTCAAAACAGCTGGTTCTGGCGCCACCCTTGGTTATGTCATGGTTAAAGGGGTTGGCAAATGAAAACGGGCGAAGTGTTTGACCGAGATGAAGAAGGTTTGTGGCTTTGCGAGTCTTGGGAAGAGGATGGCATTGTTCATACAACACGCACATTAGTAGAAGGTGTAGAACCAGAAACTATAAGTTAGGTAGGCTTACATGAGCCTCTTAATTTTATTAGGACCAAATAACCGTAATGTTCAAGTTACAGGGGTATCGGGTACTGGGCAAGTAGGTACTGTAGCTGTTGCCGCAAATGCAGACTTATCTGTAACGGGTGTAAGTGGTACTGGTCAAGTAGGGTCTGTAACAAATACAGCTTCAGCTTCTGTAACGTTAACGGGTGTTTCTGGAACTGCTTTATTAGGTACTGCAACGGTTGTACCCAGTATTGAAGTCAACGTAACAGGCGTTTCTGGTACTGGAGATGTAGGTTCTGTAGTTGTTACACCGTCTGTAGAGGTCTTAGTTACGGGCGTAGCGGGTACGATACAACAGGGTAGCGTATCTATAACGGGTAGTGCGGTAGTTGATGTAGTAGGCGTAGCAGGGACGGTAGAGCTAGGAACGGTTGTTGTAGAGCCAGGTGTTCCTGTCCCAGTTACAGGGTTACAGGCTACAGGTAGCGTTGGAAGCGTTGCTATTACTGGGACTTCTAATGTATTCCCAATAGGGGTACAGGGCGTAGGACAGGTTGGGCAAGTCTTGGTTTGGAGCGTTATTAATGACAACCAAAGCCCAGACTGGACAATAATTAGGACGGCTGCATGAGCAATGTAAGCATAGCCCTAGGGGGATTTGGTAGTCAAGGCTGGGGTGATGCTCCTTGGGGATTTGGTAATGTATCCGTTGTTGCCACAGGATTTGTAGGATCTGTTTCTATAGTAGGTACAGGTAACGTCAATGTTACAGGTTCACAGGCTTTAGGACAGGTAGGTAGCGTAACAGTAGGGGAGGGAATAGGAGTCTTTGTAGTGGGCGTTAGCTGTACAGCCAGCGTCACTTCGGTTTCTGTTTGGATTACGATAAATGATAACCAAACACCAAGCTGGGTACCTATAAATGACTCGCAATCTTCCCCTTGGAATGATATTATTGACACACAATCGCCCAATTGGGCTGAGATAGCATAAGGATAATTATGGCATCCACATATAGCGACCTAAAAATAGAGCTAATTGGTACTGGCGAACAGACTGGTACTTGGGGTACCACGACCAACAACAACTTTTCTATAGCCTTAAGCGAGGCTATTACAGGCTCGGCAGACGTAGCCTTTTCAAGTGCAGACGTCACCGTCACCCTAACAGATACGAATGCCTCCCAAACTGCCCGTAATCTGCGTTTAAACCTAACAGGCACTTCAGGCGGGGCAAGGCAATTAATCCTTGGTTCAAGCTGCCAGATTGAGAAATTATACTTAATAAACAACGGGTTAGCCGATGCCGTCACAGTTAAGAACACGTCAGGTACAGGCATAGCCGTTGCAGCTGGTAAGTCAATGTTTGTCTACAACAATGGTACTAACGTAGTAGACGCAGTTACTTATTTAACTTCCTTGACCCTTGGCACAGCCCTTCCAGTAGCTTCAGGCGGCTCTGGCGCAGCTACTCTAACTGGAGTCTTAAAAGGCAACGGCACTTCAGCATTTACCGCAGCCACAGCAGGAACAGACTATGTAGCACCTGGAACTGCAACGACATTTACAGCCCTACAGACCTTTGCTGGTACGTCTTCTAACGCAGACCTCAAGACCTCTAATATTATTGAGACCGCTACCGTCTCAGCCACAGCAGCCACAGGCACGATTAACTACGACATTACAACTCAGTCAGTTTTATATTACACAACCAATGCGTCAGGAAACTGGACAGTCAACTTCCGTGGGTCATCAGGTACATCGCTTGATACCCTTATGGCTACAGGCGAGTCTATGTCTGTCACTTTCT